TATTACACGTATCAGTATATTCCGTGTGATAATCCTCAAGCCGACCCATCGTGCCCAGGCTACATTGATCCTATGTCGTTAATTCAAGAACCAGAGATTGACACGAGTAGCCAAGAGTATATTCAAGCAGAGTTAGATAGAAAAGCAAACTTGAAAGCACAACAGGAAGAAGAAGAAAAAGAAGCCAGAGATAAAATGGCAAAATCGATGGAAAAGAAAGTTAGAGAAAGTTTGGAAGATATGTTAGGGTTGTCACTTGGTGCAAGTCTACAAAAAGAGCAAGACACATTATTGCATAACGCACTAGTGGCAACAAATTATCTGCCTCGGGGTTATCTCGTGGCGATAAAGGGAGGCGAATATCCAGAGACCGTTGTGTTGAAAGATAGCAAACTTCCCGACAGTAAGAAAGGTTTGAGAGTGGGGCTGGCATCTGAATTAAGACATCAGGAGTTAGTTAATTTACAGTATGAATAATTTAGGTATGACAAGTATACTACAAGGGAGAACATTATATGTTCAATAAAACATCTATATTATTCGGTACACTGATGACCTTTTGTTTATTTGTAAACGCAGAAGAAATGGAAGTAGTAGGAAACGTCGAGTCGAAGTGTGTTGTGACACCCGACACTGCTGGTGTGTATGGTAACCCTACACCTGATGTGTTGAGTTCAGATCCCACAGACGGTGGCGTAGATCCTGTTGTACGCTTCGATGTGATTCAAGCAAGTTTGTATAAAGCACGAATTTCTCATCCTATTTCATTCTCAGAATCACCAACATTGAATGATACTGTAGTATGGACGGGCGATACTGCCACGTCTCAGGTATCGGACACCAGCATGTCTGGTTACGATGCTGCTAAAGTTGAGTTCGATAACGTTACTGAGTTCAGTTTGACCGTTGCTGGTAGCACATGGTTCAAGACTGAAACACAGGCCGATTACGGTTACGGGAAAGCTTTTCCTGGCGGCGTATATCGTGCGGTAGTGAGTGCAGAATGCATCGCTATCTAATACTGTTGATGCTTTGGGCGAGTGGGCACGCAAGTGCCCATGAGTTCACTCCGACATATCCGAAATTAAAACCCTCGTATGTGCCGGGAGTGTTGTCTGCAAAGATGACGTTGTTTAATTTGCGTAATGATGTAGAATATTACGAGTTTGGGGTTTTTGATGCAGAGTGGAACAAAGTACCGTTCGCAATGCAAAACAAAATTATGAAATTTAAACACCTAGACAAAAAAACAGTTGAAGTTTATATAAGGGAGAAGGACAGTAAGGATGCAGTGTATATCTGCTCCAAATCTAAGTTGCTTGTGGACGGTGGTTCTAAAACATCTGTATCAACAAGGATCTGTTCAAAAATTAAGTGAAACGATTTATAATATTAATGTTAGTATGTGGTAATGCATTTGCGGATTCGAGTTCGTTAAACTTGAACCTTCCAAATATGTCAGGATCATATGCAAGCGACAGAATCAGAGCAGGGAACTTTGAATGTTCTCAGGCTATTGGTGGTTCGGTCAACGTAGAATTTGGTGTTGTGGGTATCATTAATCAGAATGGACCTTACACGTCAAACACAGGCGTCTATCCCGAAGGATGGGAAGACGATGGATTGGTAAAAGATGTGGGTGTATACGGTAAAATTAATATACCGTTGAATGCACCAAAGAAACGGCTTGATTGTAATCGATTGTACGAGTTGGAGTTAGAAGCAAGAAGAATAGAAGTAATGAAATTGAAACAAGAAATTGCAAATTTGAGAGCATTGTCTTTCGAAGTTGATGACGGGTTTGTTCCTGCTATACCACAGGGTCAACCAGTTTTATCAGAACAGGAATAACGTAATGTCAGAAAACGACATATTTGAGGAATTGATGACAAGTGTGCAGGAAATGAACGACATCATTAAAGGACAAGCACAACCTACTCGTCAATTTGAGTTTTCTGAACATGAAGGAGACGAATGATGGCAGAGATGGAGTTTGGAGGAGTAACCTTCAAGGGTGGCAAGATGATGGTCTTGATCACTGCTTTGTCTACGCTTGGTGGTGCCGCGTGGGGTGGGTTTGAGTTTTATAATGATTATAGAAACATGAAAGAAATCATTGCCAACATAGACACCGACGCGATAGAAGTAAGGAACAACGAGATCGAGGCAAAACTCGATACCGTACAAGAATCTGTGGGAGCAGCAACAGACTATTCCCGTAGTATTAAGAACGATCTGAGAGACGATTTCAACAGGATGGAACAGAATGTTGATCGTATCGAGGACCAAAACAGAGAGATGCAAGATGATGTCAGAGACATGATTGATAAAGCATCTGAGCGGTTTGACAATAAGAGAGAAAGTCTACAAACTGACACTGAACTGAAGATAAACGCATTAGAAGATAGATTAAATAAAAAAATACAGAATGTATTAGACAACCCTCTCGCTGATTAGGAGAAAATCATGCGGGTACATGTTACATTTACAAATGGATCTTCGTTATTCGGGCATATGAAAATTTCATCAAATCACGCATTAGGTGATGTGTTGAATGATGGTTCAAAATTTATAGAATTCTTGCGGCCCGGCGGACAACCAGTCCAGTTAAATAAAAACGCCATTGCATATATTGTGGAGGCGCCCGATGATGACTTATAGGCAGAAATTTTTAGTATGTTGCACTATGGGTTTGATGACGGGACTTATTCTTGGAGGAATATATGTATTATTTAGTTCATACACATTATAACGGGCATACAATCCACAAGCATAAGTACATGACAATGAATGAAGCGTTTGTTGATTATAAAACTTATACTTTTTCTGGGCTGAAAGAGGGCACACCGCACCAATGCAAAAAAACAATGTATGTCGTGCAAGATGGGCTTTACTTTGAATACATTGGAAAAGCGTATTTGCCTCCACCCTCCGATTAAAAGTAGTATATATAATATAAACAATAAGGAGTTGTAAATGGAACTGTTAATAGATTTAATGTCAACATTTTGGCAATGGGCAATCCTCGCTGTGCTGGTAGCCACTGGTTTTGTAATCAGTCACTTTGACGGGCAAGGCGAACTGCGTGTAGGGTTTACTTACAAGAATATGCCTAAGATGTCACCGCTGCCTATCGCAACCAAAGACAAAGGATTCTTCAAAGGAGTTTGGATGTGGTTGATGGGCACACGACAGTGGGAAATCGTAGAAGACTGGCACTATCAGTTAGGTGATAATAAATTTGTCATTCCTGCTGGATTTCAGTTTGATGGTGCATCAGTGCCTAAGTTTCTCGCAACGTTCCTATCACCAGTGGGTGTGTTGTTGATGGGTGGATTGGTACACGACTATGCTTACAAGTATGCAGGATTGAAAACATCAGGAACTAAGAAAGAACAGAAGTTGGAATGGGAACTCGATCAAAAGATGGCGGACGAACTGTTCCGTGACATCTGTATTGAAGTCAACGGGTTCAAAGTATTGAACTATCTCGCATACTGGTCGCTCCGTCTTGCAGGTTTCGTAGCATGGAATGGTCATCGTGACCGCGATCAATTTGACCTCAAAGGTAAGAGGATTGTACCATGAAATATTTAACAAAACTTATGCAAGAACGTACTTCTTTTGACGGTTTGACATTAATTGCCATCTGTGGTAGTATTATACTCTTCGGTGGTATTGCAAAGTTAGCAGCATATGCAGGTTTAGCATACGGACTGTGGACACTCTTAAAAACCGAAAAGTAATTGTAAATGGTCATTTGTGTTTGTCGGAATATCAAAGAAAGCGATTATCCCAACAAAGATGATTTGATAAGAAGATTATATGAATCTGACACTAAGTGCAGTAAATGTATAGAGAACTTGACAATACACCCTGATGGTGATATAATATACACATCATCAAACAAAGGGTTACACTATGAACGGGAAAAAAGCTAAACTGTTGCGAAAAGCAGGAAATTCCACTACAAAGGGGAAAAGACTTTATAAAAGTTTGCCTAGAACTTCAAGAGAAGTTGCGTCAAAAATTTTAACCTTACGTGCAGAAAATCCGGTGGATCAAGTCCAACCTGTTCAACCGGATCTTCATCAAAGTGGATTCAATAGGAAAAGCCGACAAATAATCACTTCTCGTGCAAAAGAGTTGCTTCGACAAAAGCAGGCAAATCCAACGGAAGAGTTTTCTAAACTACGTAAAAGTGAGCAAGCGCAAATCTGCATCGAAGAAGCAGCCAACGAAATGCGAGGTCAAGTTGTAACTGCGCTGCGACAAATGCAGAAAGAATATGACGAAAAGAAAGTCGAGACTGAGACAGACTCGGAACCATCCGAAGGCGTAGAATAATATGCTAAAGTTATACAAACATTTGCCGAGAGATATGACAAAAGATAACGAAAAAATCTCAAAAAGTAAACTAAAAATTCTTAGTCAAAAAGATTTTGAGAGTAAGATTTCTGCAATCGTAAGAGAGAAATCTCCTATTACTATGATAGACGCTATCGTATTGTACTGCGAAAAAAATAATGTTGAAATCGAAACTGCCGCAGCATTAGTTACCGCGCAAATGAAATCTAAGTTAGAAAAGGAAGCTATTAGTCAGAGGATGGTAGAATCCAAAGGCGCAAAACTACCTATAGGAGATTGATATTGGACCCTTTATGTGCATATAGTACGTATGTCGCACTGAAAAACCATTTCACCTCCGACAGCTACGACTATTTTAAGTATCAAAAGAAATCCAACGTATCATCAAAATCTCTGGATAAGAGATCGGACAAATACTTCTTTTTCCGACTTGCCAAGAAGGGTGATACCGTAGAAGACTTTTTAGTGGCAAACCTAATAGAAAATCCCAATATTTGGGTAGGTGAATTATTAAGTGATAAGGGGGAAGTTACATATAAAGACTGGAAACGAAAACGCGAGTCATTATCATACGCTTTCAAAGAAGAAATAGAGTTCTTTAATGGGTTAGTGCCAAAAGATCTGGACGAAATGTTTGCTATAAAATCTGGAGAACATCCAGTAATAATAAAGAAATATTTCCAGAAAGAAATTAGTCTCGAAACATTAATAATTTTAAATGAACTCTTGACATTTATGAAAAAGTATGATACTATAATAAATGATCCGTTATACAACGAGGTCAGCAGGATGTGCAAGAAGTATCGTCCATTTATGGATATTGATACTTCGAAGTGCAAAGCTATTATTAAATCTGTAATGGGTTTATAAATAGTGGTAGATTATGAATGAAGTGGATAAAACGAAATAAAACAAACTAAAACAAAACATACGAGGCAACAAAACATGGCTACAAACTTTGCAGAACTTAAGCGACAACGTAACAAAGATCTTCAGAAACTCACAACTGAAGTAAATAAACTCAATGAAGGACCAGAAAAGAAGTCTTACGAGGACACACGTTTCTGGCGCCCCGCAGTGGACAAGTCTGGTAACGGTTATGCTGTTATCCGATTCTTACCCGCTCCCGCTGGGGAAGACATGCCGTGGGTGCAAACCTTTTCTCACGGATTCCAAGGCCCTACTGGCAAGTGGTACATTGAGAACTCTCTAACTACAATCAACCAAAAAGATCCTGTATCTGAACTAAACTCTCAGTTATGGAATGATGGTACCGATGAAGGTAAAGAGACCGCACGTAAACAGAAACGACGATTGCAATACATTGCAAACATCTATGTTGTGAAGGACCCGTCAAATCCTGAAAACGAAGGTGAAGTCAAGTTGTTTAAGTTTGGTAAAAAAATCTTTGACAAGTTAAATGATATGATGAATCCAGAGTTTGAAGATGAGACTCCAGTAAATCCTTTTGATTTATGGGAAGGTGCAAACTTTAAATTGAAGATTCGTAATGTAGAAGGCTACAGAAACTACGACAAATCAGAATTCGACACTCCAGCACCCGCTTCTGAAGCAGATGATGATTTAGAGCGAATCTGGTCATTGGAACACGGTTTAACCGAATTCATTAGTGCTGAAAACTTTAAGACTTATGATGAGTTGAAAGCGCGATTGATGTTTGTTCTTGATCGAGATGAAGAACGTACTTATAGTCAGCCTGCCGCTGCTCCAACACCCCAACCGGTTGTGGAAGAGCCTAAAGCAGAAACAAAATCTGAAGACCCTTGGGCTGAAGATGATGATGATGGATTAACCTACTTCGAAAAGCTTGCAGAAGCATAATCGAATAACCAAACAAAAAGGGGGCTTATCGCCCCCTTTTTTTGTCTACATAGAACCTATTCCTATATGGCCCAGAGTGGGGCCTCTAATATCAATCATAAGCATAGGGTTGTAATCCCTAACACCAACATTAGATATATTGACATTATTAATAACATCATTACTAGTCAGATTGTTACTACCAATAATAGCTGGGTTTGAACTTATTACATTCTGATTTTCTACAGCAGTTCCCCCAACCACTAAATTGTCAGCGGAGCCAGTTCCAACATTATATGACGCAACAGTTTGTACGGCTTCTACAGCCGCGGCATCATTTTGCATAACTTCAACCACACCGTCGGCTGCCAACGTCGCTATCCCAGAACCCATATTGTCAATTAATTCTCCAGCCGATGCATTGTTGCTGGTCAAACCACCATCAAAAAACTGACCGAGCGTAGTATCTTCTATTTCGTTGAGAGTGCGGGTATCTTTCATCTGCTCAACACCACCACCAGCAGATCCAAACTCTGACATATCAGAAAATAAGTCTACCTGTTCTTTAGTTGCGTTACCATTCATTTCTGCAGCTTGCAACTGTAAGTTTGCTGCTTGCATAAACACATCAGAACTCTTAAGAAGTTCTGCAGCTAATGCCATATCCCCAGATTCCATGGCAGCTTCAATAGCCTTTCTGTAATTCTCTTTCGCCTCGTCAACTTCTTTTTGCGATTTAATGTTATCAAGACTTTCGGCAACATTAGGGTCAATTTCGGAGAACTGATCCGACAAACTCTCAAGTTCTGCTTCTACAGCATCCAAAGCAGCTTGCGCTTGAATCGTAGCTTGTCGAGCCATAAACTCGGCCTGTTCTTCTTTTGAGTAGAACGTGGAAAAATATCCTTGCATCGTTTTGCCGAACATTTCTTGTCCACCAAACATCTCAACAAAATTAGCTTTTGCTCCTGCAATAGCCAGTTTCTTTTGTTCTTCTGTAGGTTCAACTGGGGTGACATCGGCCATGGCCGCTGCAG